AATATCTTGCACAAATTTTTCAAGCGGCTCTTCAACAATAATGTTATTTAAACCTCTAAAAGGTTCATACGCTGGAGCTGCTTCAGCAACAGGCTGTGCTATTGGTTGAACGGCGGGTTCTGGTTTATCGTTAAAAAACTGAGCGTAGTTAAACGGCTCTTCAACATCCTCAATGATGCCACTTGAACTATTAAAGGGGTCATACATTGGAGCTGGTTCAGCTATTGGTTGAGCAGCGGGTTGGGTTGGCTTAAAGTAATCACCAAATTGCTGAGCAAAATAATCAATATCAGCCGCAGCGGGTTCTTGGGACGCAAGTAATGCTGCAACAGGATCTATCTGGGGCGCAGCGGGTTGCGGTGTTGCTTGAATAAAAGGCTGTGAGGGGCGGATGATATTTGTTAAGAATTCTTCCTGAGAAGGACCATCCATCCCGAAGCCACCGTCTTCAAAATCGTATCTAACTAAACCAAGGTCGCGATCAAATCTTGCCATGTTTAACCAACTTTCCAATTTGTTCCATCTGAGTACACGGGCACAGCAACAGCGCCGCCAGTCACAACAGTAGCTCCAAACGATGGACCTAACGCATCAGTTACAAACGCCCGAGCACCCTTACCAGATGTAGCCGCACTAGGAAGTGTTGCGACAGTATAGTTTGTTAAGGGCGGCTGAAAAGTGCCTGAGTCAAGTTGGTTAAGTATGTTCTCTAGCCGGTTAAAGTACAGACGCAAAATGTTATTAAGTTGGTTCTGGTACTGTTCGTTATATACCGGCGTAGCAAACGGCAACGCGGGAGGCTGTACCCGCTGAAGCTCAAACTCTGATGTGATGATGACACTCATGAGTTACCTCTGCGGCCATCTTGTTTGATGTCAATGCGGGGGCTACCCAGCTGCCATGCACAACCTAGTTGGTTAGACTCCACTTTCATAATCATCTGACGGCCACGCACCCTGACGTATACCTGACCCGTAAACTCTTCAATCGGCACCGTAGCTGTTCTTACAATCGTAGCATCCGAGTTACCACCCAAAGAGATTGGACTGTTGTAGCCAGAGCCAGAGTTCTGCATTGGGATCAAAGTCATGGTCACTTGCGGGGAGGCCGTATCTGAACCCCTGAAGGTAATGTCAGGCACGATACGCCAGACAAACCCAAAGTGATCGCCGTCATCAATGTCAAACTCAGTTGTCTCAATCACTGCGTTAATCGGCAGGGTTGTACCTGTTTCATTGTCATCATTGCCCTGCTCGTGGAACACAATGTTGTAGCTGTAGGTAGCCGCCATTGGATGCTGGCGCAACGCAGAGTCAAGCCACGCTGTACGGGCCATTGTTCCATACGCCCACACATCTTCTGCGTAGTTATAGGTAACGTATTTATCAATCGTAAATGAGTTGGCCGAGCAGTAGAAGAACCAGACTTCGTTAAAGCCTTCATTGGTAGATGCAAAGATCTGAGCGGCCTGTTCTAAGTTAATGTCTTGGAAGATGTACTGACGCAAGTCACAACGCAACGTCTGTGTACGGCCATCGTATTTGTAGAACTTATCAATACCCATCCAGTAAGTCACACCAGACGCAATTGCACACGCATTTGGGCCAGCGATAGAGATGTTGTCTGCCAATAACTGAGCGCCCCAAACAGCTGGCGGTCCTTGGTACTGCATAGAATACAGAGAAGAATCAGTCCAAACCAAGATTTCCTGACGAGACTGCAAGGCAGTCACGATCTTTGAGCCGTGCGACAGTTGTAAGCTACCAGCCTGATTGGTCGCAGCAGGAAACCATTCAAGGTAATCTTCTTGATCAGACCAACGAATGAGCGTTGGGTTTTGGTCAGCAGAGCCGTAGTCGTTACAGCCAAACGCAAACGTAAACCTAGATGAGTCAGAAATTAGAATTAAGTTTTGGACCGTAGGAACAGAGCTAGCCCCTACCAAACTAGAAATCAAAACACCCCGTGTTGTCAATGACGTATTGGCTTTCCAGATATAGATCTGACCGCCGTTAGGGCCAAAGATTAAGTCTTCACCGAAGTTAGCTTGACTCCAGATACGCATCTGATTGGTTGATGCCGAACCAATACCCCACGTACCAGACCCCCATGCGCCCGCGCCCCAACCAACTAAAGGAATGGCAAACGCCGTACCAACATTAACTTGGTATGCCGCTACGACAGCTGCCCCACCGCCCGTAGTTGTTGCATTAGCCGCAGACGCCGCTGTAATTTCATATGTTGTTGTAGACGCACCGATAGTAGAGAGTTGATATTCCCCATTAAGGGTTAGTCCGGCAACAGCTGTAGCACCGCTAAAGGTTACAAAGTCACCATTGATATAACCGCCCGTAGCATCCGTTACAACTACTGTAGTTGAGCCTGATGTGGTAGCAAATGGGTTGTTAGCAAGCGTTGCTGGGGTTTTGCGCAAGGGAGTAATGTCGTTATACGCACCGCCAGACTCGATGTAGTACTTTAAATTTGTACCTACAGCAAGCAAGTTCTGCCCGCCCAGAGTCACCCAGTTCCACAAAGAACGGCAAACCCCTTGGAATATCGTAGAAGAAATGCGCTGCCAGCCACCAATTTTCTCTGGTGTGCCTTGGCGAAATCTTATCTTGTCCGAAACATAGTAGCCATTCTCCGATGTGTATCGAGTATTTTCTCTGTTTACACCGGCTTTCTGCTGAAGTTTCTTTAATGGCATGGGCAGTCCTAGGATAAAAACACGGCCCGCTCGTCAATACGGCGATTCTGTAGCCCTTTGAGAATTTTACCCCCCGCCATGCAATATTTCAACAACTCTTCTGCTGCACCGGCCATATCACCACGCAGTACCTTTTGACGCAGGGTTGAACGCTGGAGAGTGCCCAATCCTACATTGAAAGCAAAAGATACCAATGCGTCAAACTGTCCTTGAGTAAGAGGCACAGGACAATAAGTAGCCACGCCTTTCTCAAACCGAGCAAGGTCTGCCCTAAGTATTGCATCGACTTCCTCCATTGAGTGTTTTCGCATGGCCTCTGGCGGTGGCACAAAGGCATCCCGCTGGTCTATCTTGAGCTTGCCTTGCTCTGGGAACATGACATGACCAACGCCCACAGTCCACAGCTTTGCAGGGCATTTGTAGGGATTCTGCCTCACGCCTTCGTGATGACGAATCATGTTTAAACACTTGGCTGATATTTTCATTTGCCAAACGCCCGGCCACCAAAGTGGAAAGCAATAATAGAAGCAAACAGAGCTTGGGTATCAGAGTCCCACAGCATCTCGGCTAACTCAGTAAACGGCACACCACTGTTCCAGCCGTAGGCGAACAGACCAATGTCAATAAACAGTAGCAGGAAGAAGAAGCCGTATGTGATAACGGGACGAACAGAGGCTCGGAGGTTCTTCATCCATGTAGAAGTCCCCTCGTTTAAACTTGTGTCGTGGGCATAGATAGCCTGCATTTCAGCCTGCTGAGCGCCGATCAGAATCTGCTTGGTGTTAGCTGCGCTCTCTGTTTCTAGCTGTTCTGACTTGATGTGCTCAATACGTTCTTGCGCCTCAAAGCCTGCTTTACGAAGCTCTAATTCACGGGTGATCTGCATCTGGGCAAGGTTTAACTCATGCTTCTTATCTGCCCGGTCTTGAAAGAATTCCAAAATCTTGGGCAAACCGCCCATCAGAAATGAGATTAAGGTTGAGAGTAGTGTCAGCATATTGATCCTTTACTGTTTGCTTTTACTGAGCATGGTTGCTGCAATTTCCATCATGGTTCTTGTTACTTGAATGTCAGCGGGTTCATTATCCCAGCCTACAGTGATTTGTCCAACAAACCGGCTTGGATCAGGTGGGATGCTGACTCGGCAAGTGTAGGCAACCCCCTTGGCGATATACCATAAACCCATTTCAGATTGCGCTGACTTGTACTCGCCACAAGGAATCTCACTTGCCATCAGCTTAATCACATCAGCGTTGTTAGCTTGGTTTTGAGTAAACAGCCCAACATCAAGCCCATCATTGGTTTTGTCTCTACCCTCTTTGGTGTAAGCACGATGCAGCACTCTGGTTCCAAACATAGGGTTTACTTTAAATACAGCCACAATGGTAGCGTTGGTTGTTTTAAACAAGTGGGCGGCAGCGTCTTCCACTCTGTCCTCAACAATGCTTGGCATTCTCTTAGACTCTTTATATGCCCCCATCAACAGTTCTTGGTTCTGCCAAACAAAGTACCCAGCAAACGCAAACACCGCCATGAGCAGCAGCGCAAACAGCTTGAATGGGCTATCCACATAGGACAGCACCTTGCTCAATACGTCTGATGGCTTTTCGTCACTCATAGACCAAACATTCCTAATACTTTTTTAGCAACATCGTCTGGCAAGAAGCGGAGCAGTCCAAGCACCCACCAAGCCACACACAGCCTGACAAAGACTTTGAGGAAGAGGTCAAACTGTTTCTGGTATTCATTCACCGACCACACCTTGTCTTGGCACACAGTTCAGCCAACTCATTAAGCCCCCACCCAACTGCGCCTAGGAGCATCACAATCACAACAATCCCAACTGCCCACGCCATCTGCTCTTGTTCTTCTTCTTTGCGGCGCTTCTCTTCAGCCTTTAGCTCTGCCATCTCTCTGGCATCATCTCTATCCATCTCAGCTTGCCGAGCTTTGGTCGCATTCCACACATCTATACGCCCCGCCTGCATGAACAGCATCTTTAACTGCTCCTCAAACCGCTTGGCCTCATCAAGAGCCATCTCAATCTGTAGCGCCGCACCTAGGTTGGATTTACCCCCCGTGCGCTTGGCCTGAAGCATCGCCTTGGTGGCGGTGCTCTTGGCATCAAAAAGCCTCGCAATGGATGGAGCCAATCCAGCCAGATCACTTGCGACCTTGCTTGCCTTTTTGACTACGCTGATTGCAGTCTGTAGTCCTTCTAACGCTGTTATAGGGTCTATTGGAATCATAGGTACAACTCAAAACAAATTCCAGTAACCAAACAGCGGGGGCCGAAGCCCCCCAGACAAGGTTACTTAGGTTCTACGTCCGACACCTTGGGTTCGGCCAGAGCTTGCTTCAGTAACTCAAAGAAGGCGTTGCGGCCCACGGTGAGTTGATCTACGTTAAATCTTGCTGAGTCTAGTTTGCGATCCAAATCTGCAACATGGTTCAACAGCGCTTGCTGCTGGGGTGTCAGGTCTTCAAACTGGTGCTCAACGCCATCGATTGTCACAGGGGTCTTTTCATTTTTTCCCATGATGTTTCCTTTAATGTGCTGCCAAGGTCGGGTGGCAGCTTCCCGTTATGCTGATGCGGCTTGCAGTGGCGCTAGGTCTTCTGTTGTCCAGAAATCTTTAGCCAACATGATCTTGAGGTGCTCTTTATTACGAGCCAAACAGTCTGCCCAATCTTCAGCAGTCATGCCTTCTGGCTGTCCTGCGTTAATCAGGTTGACTGAGTCCATTGCGGCACTGTAGTGACGAGCAATTTCTTCTGCGGTTGGGGTTTGTATTTCAATAGTCATGATTTTCCTTTCAGTTAATTTGCTGTGACGCTACTTGAGCTTGATAAGCCGCAATTACTTCGGGTGTCCAAGCCGCATTACAGATTGCAACAACATTAGCAGGTTGACTAGCAAGGTCTTGACCCGGTGTCAGGCTTGTGCGGTGGTAGGTTTGGCTAAGTTGATTGCCATCCTCCATGATGCGAGTTGCCTCACGATAAAGAACGATGCCGTTCTCGGTGACTGTGATTTGGTCAACAGTTGTGGTTTTGGTAAGTGACATGATTTTTCCTTAAAGTTGATTTTGTGTCAGTTTTAATCAAATAAATTAAGCTGTTCTATAGGTTACAGAAAATGAAAGTCTGTCACTCGCTGTAACTGCCGTTCCATTATAAATGTTTGATGTATCTTGTTGAACAGCGCAAGATGCCCCAGAATCTGCACTCCAGTTAAGAACTGAACCAGTCCAAAAAATACCTGCTACACCGCCAGCAAAAGGCGCATTTGTGCAAATAATTCCTGCCGCAGAACATGCAACACTAGTTGCACCTTTTACAAATCCACTAATCGTTACAACATTACCTATTTTTGTGTAGTAACCAGCAGATGAAAACGCACCAACAAGAACTAATCCAGAGCCTTGATCTGGTGTCCAAGTCCCCTCCTCATAGTCATCTAGCGTGTTGGCGTTTGATGATGCGGATTGAGTTGCGGGGAATGTGATGCCCCTACCTGAAGTGCCAGCGGCGTTACCAACTCCAACGCCATACTGGTTAAGGGTGACCGACGAGTCTGTTGCGGCAGAATCAGTGTATCTAAATTGGTTGCTCAAAAGTGATGCCCCTGCGGGGGTGCTTGTAGAGCCTGTGTCTACATAAGCGCCCTCCCAGCGACTCAGCACACAATCTGGGAAAACACCCGTAGACGCAAAAGTAGCCGTCTTAACCCAAACCTCTACCGCACCCGCCGTATTCTTAACGGCCACAGCATTTACAGAGCTACCAGCAGTACCCCCAGTTATAGAGTAATAAAAACCTTCCGCATCATTGCTGTTTTCATAGACAAGGAAAATAGCCGTTTCACCAGCGGCTACGTCGCCGTTTCCAAACCCAGAGGCTCCCGAAATTCGCAAAGTAGCACGAGCGCCTTGTCCAGAAACATGCCAAGTTCCAATTTTAAAGAAGTTACCTGAACCGCCAGTGCTTGAGGAGCCGCCGTTGTTGCCACGGGTTAAGAACGAACGATAATTTGGGGCCAAATACCAATCGTTGGCTCCGTTGTAAGCATGTGGAACCCCATCGCCATCAGACAGCACGATATAGTTGCTTGCTGTGCGAATGTCTAGGCCACCCATGTTGCCCGAGTAAGCGCCAATAATGGTGTTTTTAGAACCTGTGGTAATTACAGACCCAGCACCAGAACCAAAGAACGAATTTACTTGGCCTGTGGTCAACGCATAACCCGCAGTTTGTCCTACGGCTGTGTTAATTGCAAAAACATCAGATGTTCGGTTTGATGTGTAAAGCGCTTGATAGCCAACTGCTACGTTGAAGCCTGCTGTAGTGTTGGCTTGGAGTGCATACGCGCCAAGACCCACGTTGTTTGAGCCTGTGGTGTTGTTCAACATAGAGTTAAGACCAAAAGCCGCATTAAATGCGCCAGTGGTGTTGTAAAGCATTGAACTTCCGCCAACAGTAGTATTGTAAGAACCTGTTGTGTTTGTATATAAGGCTCTGTAGCCAATAGCAGTAACAGCTTCTGCGGTTGTATTAGCATAAGCGGCTTGGTATCCAACGGCTACGTTGTTTATTGCTGTGGTGTTAGAGAAAAGGGCTGTTTCACCAACAGCGGTATTGGCTGAACCCGTGGTCGTGCTACGCATGGCCTGATTGCCAAATGCGCTATTACCGCTACCTGTTGTTTGAGCATAACTTGCTTGATACCCAAAAGCAGTTACTAATCCTGTAGTGTTGCTGTAGCCAGCCGCATAACCGACAGCGGTGCTTGCTGATGCTGTGGTGTTGGAGAGAAGCGCACTGTCTCCAATGGCGGTATTGCTGCTCCCGGTGGTGTTGTTGTTCATGGAACTCACTCCCACGGAGACGTTTTCACCGCCCGTTGTGGTGGAAGCCAGTGCGCCTCGTGCAAATGCGGCGTTGCGTGTTCCAGTAGTGTTTGCCCGTAACGCATAGAAACCAAATGCGGCGTTGTTTACGCCAGTGGTGTTGCTGTACAAAGCGTCCACACCAAAAGCCTCTACGGACGTTCCAGTCGTATTGCTATAACCAGCTTGATAACCAACAACAGTGTTGTTTGATGCTGTGGTGTTGGAGCGAAGTGCTCCGGGGCCAATAGCGATGTTGTTACTGCCCGTAGTGTTTGACTCCAATGCGGCGCTTACTGTGGCTCCGTCGCTCGCGCCAAGTGCAGTGTTAAACGCCCCGGTGGTGTTGGAATAAAGAGAGTCTTTACCAAATGCCGCGTTTGCAAACCCAGTAGTGTTGGAGAAAAGCGACCGGTGGCCGACAGCAGTGTTGTTAGAGGCTGAAGTGTTAGCGTTAAGGGCTGATGCTCCAACAGCGGTATTATTTGAGCCAGAAGTGTTGGTTGTGAGGACGGCATCGCCAATAGCGGTATTGGCGTTCCCTGTTGCAGTGCCGCTTGCGCCATTAAGAGCAGAAATACCAACAGCCGTGTTACTTGAGCCTGTGGCGTACAGAGAAGCAAAATAGCCAACAGCAGTATTGCGAGAACCTGTTGTATTTACAGCCAGCGCTGTATTTCCAACAACAGTGTTGGTAGACACAGCACCTGCACCCTTACCAACAGTCAAACCGCTGATAGAGGCATCATTAGCCATCGTTACAGTAGTGCCGTTAAATGTGAAGTTAGCAGAGTCTTGAAGCAAGCCAGCCGTACCTGCGTAAGTCACGCGACCAGAAGTCAAAGAGCTTAGCGACAAGCTTGCGCCAGCAACAGTACCAGTCAATGTAGGCGAAGCAGACAAGACGTTGTTGCCTGTACCTGTATTCGTCACGCTCACTACGTTCTTGCTTGCATCCAGTGCCAATGCTGTAGAAGCAGTCAGGCCAGATAAAGTGGTTGTGCCTGTAACAGTGACGTTGGTGAACGAAGCTGAACCGCCTGTGTTACTCACCTTCACAAAGTCAGAGCCATTCCATGCACAAACAGCAGACTCACCAGCAACAATGGTCACGCCAGTCGTTGGGCCAACACCTACCAACTTGACAGAGAAGCCGCCTGTGGTGGCGTTGATAACCGTATAAACCTTTGACTGGGCTGGCGCTGTAACCGTACGCAATGCCGTACGTGCACCTGAGAACAAGAGGATGGCTTGACGGGCCGTATTTGCAGCGCCTGTGGTTGTGGTCAGTGTGACATCAGTATCAGTACTAACGTTGGTTGTACCCGCAACAGATGTGTCGAGAAGAGATGTAATGCTGTTGTTTACAGTGTCACCCCAAGTGCCGCTCAATTCGCCTGTGACTGGAAGTGCCAGACCTAAGAGTGATGTATATGCTGTAGTCATGTTTTAAACCTCAAGTTACAATTTCTTCCCATTCGGGAGTTTGTGTTGTTGCGACTGTAGTCCAAGTGGGTGTCTGCGAATTGCTGATATTTTGCCAGTTTGCATTCTGACTGTCATCTATTAGTTTCCAATATACAGCAATTACATCACCAACTGCGCCCGTAGCCGCAACACCTGTCAAAGCTTTAACGCGCTCTGCCACCGTCATCGTGCCTACCGCGCCCGTAGTACCAACACCCGTCAGTGCAATTGAGCGGTCAGCCGTTACAGAACCAACTGCGCCTATCGCAGTGTTTGGCAGCAAAGGAACAATTACTTGCCCTGCAAGTCCCATAGCGGCAACGCCACTCAGAGCAACCGATGCCGACTGAACAACCGTACCTACTGCGCCTGCGCCTGCAACGCCTGTTATGGCTTTGCTTCTGTCTGGGCTAACCGTGCCAACCGCACCAGAACCCAACACGCCTGACAGGGCAACAGTCGATGAATTAACGACCGCGCCAACCGCACCTGTAGCCGCTACGCCCGAAAGATTAACAGCCTTGCTCTGAACAACTGTACCAACTGCGCCCGATGCGGCTACGCCTGTGAGGGCTATGGTTCTATCCGCTACAACTGTACCAACATTGCCTGTTGCTAAAGTACCGTCTTCCGTTGGGTTGTTTGTTTCAGTTACATTCCCAACTGCCCCCGATGCGGCAACGCCCGTAAGAGCAATCTCAATTACAGGCGACGCAGTGCCAACCGCACCAGAAGCGGCAACGCCTGTTGCATCGAGAGTACCGCCCCAGCCATTACTCC